GCCTCTGACGAAAAAATTTGATTGGTCCAACGTAGCTCCTACTTTATATTCATGTTCGCATTCGCTACATGCAACTAATGACTGTGGCACTTCCATTTTTTTAGCATTACTTTTGTAGGCTTCTTGTACTTTATTGTAAAATATAGGATCAGTATTTTTTATAAATTCTTTTAAAGTAATTTGATTAGTTTCTGTTTCACCATCAGGTGTAACAATTTCTGTAATTCCAGATATTGTAGCATTAAGTGTTGACTCGTTTATCATAGCATACAATGATTCTATATGTTTTTGTTTTTCATCTTCATCTGTTATATTTGGAATTTGTTGAGTAATAGCTCTTTGTACAGTAGTAGAAACTTTATTAATTTCTGATGTTTCTTTATAATATAAAGGTCTAATACGTACAGTAAAATCATTTACAGCAACATTACTTTGAAATTCAGAACCTGTAAGATGATCAAGAATTGATTGTACAGAAATTTCAAATTGGTCAACATTTTGACACTCTGGACAAGATCCTGAAGTAGTAATGTTTTCTCCGTACGATGCTAATCTTATAGAAGCAAGTATATAATCAAAGTCTATCATTGGAATCATCCAAGGATCTTTAATTTCTGGAATACAATTTTTTATAACACTAATAACTGAATTACCTGTTATTAAACCATCAGGTGTTTTTAACGCAATTTCGTCACTAGCGGTCATACTATAAACTTCAATATCGCTTGTTTTTGTTAAATTGTCTTTACTATACCAATTTCCACCACTTGGTAAACTAATATAAAGTTTTGGCTGTCTTGTGTATTTTGCTAGAGGACTAGCACCTGTAGTATTATTTGTTTCCATGTTTAATCCTAATGATAAATATGTTAGTACAACTGTATTTATTTACAAAAAAAGTGGATCTAATTAGATATGAGCGAAGAAACAGATAAGTTAAATCAATCAGCAGCTAATGCTAGTGTAACATTAGATGACCTAGCCGCGGCGGCAAAACGAGCTGATGATATCTTTGACAACAAATTTATGAACATAAGAAGTGTCACAGATGGTCTAAATGCTGTTGGTGGCGTATTGACTCCACTTGCAAAAGCATTTGCTGTTTTTGAATCAAGATTCCAGCTTCTAAATAGAATGACTGATTATGGTGCTAATTTTGGTTATAGTATTCGAACACTAGACGATGCTGCAAATAACACAAGAATGACACTTACTCAATTATCTGGAATAGTTAAAGAAAACTCAGAAAATTTAGCAATGTTTGGTATAGGTGTTCAAGGCGGCGTAGACAAACTTACAAATGTTATAAATTCTTTCCAAGATAATGCAGAGGCTGCGCAAGATAGATTTGGCAGATCATTCGAAGAAAGTGCTAGGATGTTAGGTTATTCTTTCCAACAGTTAAATGAAGGAATATTAGATTACAGTCAAATATCTGCATTAACAAGAAATAGAGAACGAATTGACTCTACAAGAAGAAATCAGTCAATGGCTGCATACTTAGAAACAGTTGATGAATTAGCTCAGATGACAGGTAAACAGCGAGATGCTATTAGTGACTCTATAACAGCAGAAGCTCGTAAAGGTCAGACAATAATTAGAGCAGGACAACTTGGGGAACGAGGAGACGAATATGCAAAATTTGTAGGTCTTATGAACTCAGAGTTTAAAGGACCACTAGGTGACCTTAGTAGCGATATCCTTACAGCAGGATTTGGATTAACTGACGATACAAGAAGAATGCAAGGAATGTTTGCTCCTTTTGCAAATGCATTGCAAGAATTAAGACGTGCATATGAAGATGATACAAAAACTGACGCACAAATAAAAGCATTAGAAGATAATGTTCGTGCTCAAGCTGCAGGTGTTCAAGATTTAAAAATAATGCAATTAGGTGTATACAGTAATTTTAATAGTGTTACTGGAACAATTGCTGATACAGCAACATCGCTCGGAGCAACTAGTGCAAGAATAAACGAATACAGGGATATGATAAGAGAGCAAACAGGAAAACAACTAACTTCTGCTGAAGCATATGCTGAAATACAAGAGAAAATAAGAGCAAGGCAAGGGAAAGTATTAGAGCAAGCACCTGAAGGCACCTTCCAAAGAGCTCAACAAGACTTTATAACAAGAACAATAGAGTTTGAGAGAACCTCAAATAAATTAAGAGAAACTGCTACAGATGCAGCATACAGAAATTTAGCAAAAATTATGAATGACCTTAGTAGCATGTTTGGAAAATTAACGACTGGGCTTGGCAGTAAATTAGCAGAATCTCTAAAATTTCTTGATTATAATCTAAGTAGTGCCTTAGATTTTGGAAGTGTTAAGTTTGCTACTGATATTGAAAATGCTATAAAAACGGCAACAGCCCTTGGCAATAATGAAGCAACAACACTATTAACTGATTTACAAGCACAAATGATAGCTATTCAAAACGCTGGCAACAACAATAGTGCTAAGGTAGCTGCAGAAAGCAAAATAAACAAGATAATTGCAGACATTAATCGACTAAAAGCCAATGATATGGTAATTAATGCTAATAAAGTTATAGTGAATGACAATGCACCTGGCACTGGCGTAGTACCACAATCACAACCCCCTGATAATATGTTTGGGTCAATGAAAGCATATGGTAGACTGTTTAACAATTTTGGCCAAGAAACAATGCAACCACTTCATGGATTAGAAGCTGTTACTACTCCAGCACAAATGGCAGACATTGTTATGAACGCTGCAAGAGGCGGACAATCAGCTTTTGCACAAGATATAGCAGATGCCCAAAATAGTATGAATTCAACTAACATGATAGATGTAGCCAGGTTTGCAACTGCAAGAACAGATAGTATGTTAAATACAATTAATGCTAGAGTAAACGATATAGCTACGATAGCAACAGAAAACAATAGTCCGGATGCGGCAGTAAATGAATTTATGAACCAATTACCAAGAACATTAAAGTCAGCACTAGAAGATGCAATGGGTTCATCTTTAAAACCAACTCTTGAACAATTAGTTACTATTGGTACAGCACATGCAGAAACAAGTAACAAAATAAGAAGAAGTTTTAGTGGTATAACAAACGACTATATGAGGAGCGCATAAATTGAGCTGGAAAAAATATTTTACACCAGTGCCTACTGGTAATAATCCAAACGGATCTTATAGTCCAATAAGTGGAAGAGGCGCATCATCGCAACCTGGCCCGGCACGGTCTAATTATTCAAGCTACTTGCCTGATGTATATGTAGGTAGTCCAAACAGAGTTGAACGTTATGGTCAATATAATACAATGGACCACGATAGTGAAGTAAATGCTGCACTAGATATTCTTGCAGAATTTTGCACACAAATTAACGATGAAAATAGTACTAACTTTAAATTTAGATTTAATAAAAAAGCAACAAATTCAGAAATAACAATTTTAGGTCAATACTTAAAACAATGGAATAAACTACAACAGTTTGAAACACGTATGTTTCGAATTTTCCGTAATACATTTAAGTACGGCGATGCATTCTTTGTAAGAGATCCAGAAACTAAACGTTGGTTCTATGTTGATCCAGGTAATGTAGTTAGAATTATTGTTAATGAAAGTGAAGGTAAAAAGCCTGAGCAATATATTATCAAAGATTTTAACTTAAACTTTCAAGACGGTGTAGCAACTACACCATTCCAAACAAATAATAATTTACATGGTGGCGGCAATCCTAGAACTGGATACTTTACAGGTAGTGGCCAAGGTATGGTTGGTAATGCTCCTCAACAATCTGGTTCAAGATTTGAAATACAAGATGGAGAAACAGCAGTTGATGCAGAACATGTATTACATTTAAGCCTATCAGAAGGTTTAGATCAAAATTATCCTTTTGGTAATTCGTTATTAGAAAGCATCTTTAAAGTATACAAACAAAAAGAGCTTCTTGAAGACGCAATTATTATATACAGAGTGCAAAGAGCACCAGAAAGAAGAGTATTCTACGTTGATGTGGGCAACATGCCTTCACACCTTGCTATGCAATTTGTAGAACGTGTTAAAACGGAAATTCATCAAAGACGAATCCCATCCAAAACAGGAGGCGGTCAAAATGTCGTAGACAGTTCATATAACCCTCTGTCAATTAACGAAGATTACTTTTTCCCACAAACAGCAGAAGGCCGCGGCAGTAAAGTGGAAACACTACCAGGAGGAACTAACCTAGGAGAGATTGATGATCTTAGATACTTTACTAATAAGCTCGTACGCGGCTTACGAATACCTTCCAGCTATTTGCCTACGGGTGCTGATGATGGAGCAAGCTCATTCCAGGATGGAAGAGTTGGAACTGCTTACATACAAGAATTAAGATTTAATAATTACTGTGAAAGATTACAAGGTTTAATAACTGAACAGTTTAATCAAGACTTTAAACGCTATTTGTTAGAAGTAGGAGTTAATATTGATACAGCAATGTTTGATATTGAATTCCAAGAACCACAAAACTTTGCAGCATATAGACAATCAGAACTTGATAATGCACGTATACCTAGCTTTGGACAAATACAACAAATACCGTTTATATCAAATCGCTTTGCTATGAAACGTTTCTTAGGTATGAGTCCTGAAGAGATTGCAGAAAATGAACGTATGTGGCGCGAAGAAAATGATGAATTAGTAACAACATCAGAATCAGATGCTCCGGGCGAAATGCGAGGAGCAGGAATTAGTAGCGCAGGAATTAGCGCAGACTTAGATGGAGCAGAAGATGTTTCCGATGACGGCGAACAACCAGAAGTAGGTACAGAAGCTAGTCCTCCAGAAACAACAACTGGTACAGCCGTAGGCGGAGCCGCGGCAACTGAGCAAACGATATAAATACTTACATGATACTAAGAGAAATATTTTATTACGACAAAGAAACTTTAGAGCCTACTGAAAATGACCAGTATGATCCTGCGTCAGATCAATCTATTGTAGATTCAAGTGATACTAGAAAAACTAGATTAACATTACGTCAAATAAATCGAACTCGTAAAGCAGCAGAAGTGCATACTAAAGAGCAATCTAACGAGCTTGACTTTATAAGACAAATGTACGGAATATCAGCACAAGCAGCAGCGATGGCTTAAATGCCTAAACTAGACAAGTCCCTTTACACTAAACAACAAATACAACAATTATTAGCTGAACGTAGATTAGAAAAACAACAGTCTACTAAAGTTTTTGATCCTCAGCCATTAGTTGTACCTGATAAAAAAAGAGATCCGTCTGTATTTGGATCAGCATTTGTACTAGGTAACGGTATTAGTAGACAATCAATTGATATTAAATCTTTAGAACCACATGGTATGATATACGGATGCAATGCACTTTATAGAGAATACTCGCCTGATTACTTAATAGCCGTTGATGTAAAAATGATTCTTGAAATATCTGCAACAGGATATCAAAATACTAATCAGCTTTGGACAAATCCAAACAAAGCATATAAGTCTATTAAAAACTTAAACTTATTTCAACCTAGCAAAGGTTGGAGTAGTGGACCAACAGCATTACATCTAGCATCTAGGCACGAATACAATAAAATTTTTATGTTAGGATTTGATTATAAAGGATTAGATAACGGACGTAGTGTAAATAATATATATGCTGGTACAAACAATTACAAAAAAACTACTGACGGCGCAACGTATTTTGGCAACTGGCTTAAACAAACAGCAAATATTATTAAAGAAAATCCTAAAACTACCTTTATTAGAGTTATAGCACAAGATAATTTCAAACCAGCAGAGCTAAATAAATTTAGCAATATAACACATATTTTTATTGAAGATTTTAAAAAAATGTACCACATATCTTAAGATGTGTGCCTTTTGGCGCATATTTGGCCTATATTAACATACTTTTTCGACTATATACTAAATACAAATGACAGCCTTACCATAGGTAACACATTTATATTAGGAGAAAATTATGTCAGATATCAAGAAATTTGAAGAAATGCTTGATCGTCTTGTCAATGAAGACAAAGAAGGCGCTCAAGAACTTTTTCACGAGATTGTAGTAGAAAAATCACGTGATATATACGAATCATTATTAGAAGATGATCTAGATGATGAAGCAGTTGACGAAGCAACTGATGAAGAAGTTGATGAGTCAGAAGAAGACAAAGAAGTTGACGAAGCTACTGATGAAGAAGTAGACGAATCAGATGATGAAGACTTAGACGAAGCATCAGACGATGAGAAAGTTGACGAAGACTTTAACCTAGATGAATTCGAAGTAGAAGCAGATCCAATGGCAATGGGCGGAGACGCAGGCGATGACATGAAAATGGACGTCGAAATGCCAGCACCAGACGCAATGGACGGCGGCGAAGAAGGCGAAGAAGAATTAGAAGATCGTGTTATGGATCTTGAAGATGCATTAGATGACCTAAAAGCAGAATTTGACAAAATGATGTCAGATGAAGACGGCGAAGGTTCAGATGATGAAGAAAACGGCGACGACATGGACGATATGGATATGGACATGGGCGGAGATGACGCAGAAGATGATGCTGAAGAAGAATCAGTAACATTTGAAGCAGACGCTGAAGAAACTGAAGTTGAAGAAGGATCGAAAGAACCTAAAACAGCTACAGAGCAGATGCGCGAATATGTTGAAAAAGTAGCTCCAGCAAAAATGGGTGACAACGGTGCAAACACTAAGTCAACTGTAGCTGGTAAAAACGACATGGGCGGCACTGCATCAAACTTAGTATCAGGTGGCGAAGCGAAAGACGGCAATCATGCTGGATTAGCAGACATTAATGCAAAAGAAGAAAATGCAGGAAATGTTAACGTTCCGGGTGCTAAAGGTGCTACCAAAATGGCTGGCACAAAGGGCCACGGCGCAGAGAAAAAAGGCGCAGGCGAAACAGCTGCGAATACTAAAAGTATTACTAGCTAAAAAAGGAATTATGAATGATTAACTTACGAGAGCATCTGACATACGATCAAGCAAATATAACGCTTGAATCTTCTGATAACTCCAACGGTGGTAAAGACCTTTATATGAAGGGAATTATGATCCAAGGAGGCGTTAAAAATGCTAATCAGCGAGTGTATCCTGTAAATGAAATTGGCAGGGCTGTCAAAACTCTCAATGATCAAATAACAGGAGGATATAGTGTTCTCGGCGAAGTAGATCATCCAGAAGGCCTTAACATTAACCTAGACCGTGTAAGTCATATGATCAGCGATTGCTGGATGGATGGCCCAAATGGTTATGGAAAATTAAAATTACTACCAACCCCAATGGGGGAATTAGTTAAAACTATGCTAGAGTCTGGCGTCAAACTTGGCGTCAGCTCTAGAGGTTCAGGTAACGTATTAGAAGGAAGCGGCGAGGTTTCCGACTTTGAAATTATCACTGTGGACGTTGTGGCTCAGCCTAGCGCACCCGGTGCATACCCTACTCCAGTATATGAGCATTTAATGAATGCCCGTGGCGGAATGAAGGCTTACGAACTCGCACAGGCAACTAAAGAAGATGCAAAGGCACAAAAATATCTAAAAGAATCTCTGGTTAATATAATCAGTAGACTCCAATAAAAGGAGAACATAATATGTTGGATGCACTAAAAACACTTTTTGAAAACGATGTAGTTTCTGAAGAAGTGCGCCGCGAAATCGAAGAAGCGTGGGAAGGCAAGATTAAAGAAAATCGTGTCGCTGCTACAGCTGAACTTCGTGAAGAATTTGCTAAAAAGTATGAGCATGATAAGTCTGTAATGATTGAATCTATTGATTCGTTATTAGAGGAACGTCTTGCTTCAGAACTTCAAGAGTTTGCTGAAGATCGCAAACAACTAGCAGAAGCCAAAGCAAAGTATGCAGTAGCACAGCGTGAAAATGCTAGTCTAATGCAAAAGTTTGTAATGGAAACGCTAGGTAAAGAAGTTGGTGAATTACACGAAGATCAAAAAGCTATGGCAACTAAGTTTTCACAACTCGAAGAGTTTGTGGTAGAATCACTTGCAAAAGAAATTGCTGAGTTCTATGAAGATAAAAAAGATTTAGCTGAAACTAAGGTAAAACTTGTACGCGAAGCTAAAGATAAATTTGCAACAGTCAAATCTGACTTTCTTGCAAAAAGTGCAGCATTGGTATCAGAAACAGTTGGCAAAACTCTTACTAAAGAGATGGGTCAGCTTAAAGAAGATATTGAAGCAGCACGTAGAAATGACTTTGGTCGCAAGCTATTCGAAGCATTTGCTTCAGAATACGCAGGCAGCTACTTAAATGAGAAGTCAGAGACTGCTAAACTCTTACAAGTTGTAAAACTTAAAGATAAGCAGATTGCGGAAGCAAAAAAACTAGCCGTTAAGGCTAAGAATTTAGCAGAAACAGCAACTACTGAGAAATCAGCACTTGTTGAAACAGCTAAAAGAGAAAAAATAATGAGCAGCTTGGTTGCACCTTTGGGTAAAGCACAGCGAGAAATTATGACAGACTTACTGGAATCAGTACAAACTGGACGTTTACAAACTCAGTTTGACAAATACCTACCTGCAGTCATTGACGGCAATACTCCAGCTAAGAAGAAGGCAGTCCTATCAGAGGCAAAATCAATTACAGGCAATAAAGAAGAAACTAACGTTAGTTCAATTAAGGCAGATGCAGACAACAATGTTGTTGATATTAAGCGTCTAGCTGGATTATAAAAGGAGATACCGAAATGTCAGAACTATTAGAAGGACGCTGGCAGGACACCAAAACAGCACTAGTCGAGGGCCTAACAGGCACTAAGAAAGCTGTAATGGAAAGCACACTTGAAAATACTCGTAAGTATTTGTCAGAATCTGCGACAGCAGGTGCTACTTCTGCCGGTAATGTAGCAACTCTTAACAGAGTTATTTTACCCGTCATTAGACGTGTTATGCCAACTGTGATCGCAAACGATCTAGTAGGTGTACAGCCAATGACTGGTCCTGTGGGACAAATCCACACACTACGTGTTCGCTACAGCGACACAGCAAACGGTGCAACAGCAGGCGAAGAGGCTCTAAGCCCATTCAAAATTGCTGAAGCATATTCAGGTAATGCAAACGGAAGAGCTGATTCAACTGCAACTTTAGAAGGTGCAGCTGGTAATAAATTAAGCATCCAAATCTTGAAACAAACCGTTGAAGCCAAAACTCGTAAACTAAGCGCAAGATGGACTTTTGAGTCTGCTCAAGACGCTCAGTCACAGCATGGCATCGACGTTGAAGCAGAAATTATGGCTGCTTTGGCTCAAGAAATTACAGCTGAAATTGACCAAGAAGTACTAGCAAGCCTACGTGGCCTAGCAGGTACATATGAAACATACGATCAAGCGGCAGTAAGTGGCACAGCTACTTTTGTTGGTGACGAACATGCAGCACTTGCAGTTCAAATCAACAGAGTTGCTAACTTGATTGCACAGCGCACACGTCGTGGCGCAGGTAACTGGGCTGTTGTATCGCCATTCGCGTTAACAGTACTACAATCTGCAACTACTTCAGCGTTTGCACGTACAACTGAAGGCACTTTTGAAGCCCCAACTAACACTAAGATGGTTGGTACTTTGAACAATGCAATGAAAGTATACGTTGATTCATATGCTGCTGACAGTACATCAGTACTAGTTGGTTACAAAGGTTCAAGCGAATCAGATGCAGCGGCATTCTATTGCCCATACATCCCGCTAATGAGCTCAGGCGTTGTACTAGACCCAGATACATTCGAACCAGTAGTGTCATTCATGACACGTTACGGTTATGTTGAACTGTCTAACACAGCATCGTCGCTAGGTAACGCGGCAGATTACTTAGGTGAAGTTGCAATTACTTCAGCTAACGTAAGCTTCTCGTAAGTTACACACTTAGCAATAAGTTTAAACAGGACCTTCGGGTCCTGTTTTTTTGACCTTTTAATGATTTTACGTATGACTTTTGCTCAATAATATGTTTAAATAATAGTGTAGTTTTTATTAACTAACTAGGAGAAAACATATGTGGACAAAACCGGCATACACAGAAATGCGTTTTGGTTTCGAAGTTACAATGTACGTAATGAACAAGTAGATTACGTGCGGCGTCTTTTAGAAACACAAGACTGTGAATAACCCGCTTCGGCGGGTTTTCAATGATAAATAATATTACGTTCAGCCTAACGGCCGGAAGTAGCATATTGCGAAGGAACGCACTTTAACTTTAACGAGGAGAAGTGTATGACTAACTATACCCTTTGGTGCTACAAGCAATTAATCAAACAGCACCATATTAAAAAAATAAATGACATTTTATTAAAAAAATTGTATCTTTATAGTTGACTTCTATAAATACATGTGCTATAGTAATAGAATAATAAGGATTTTTAACATGTCACAGACTATCAGAACACAATTATGTTGGCCACCATCCGGGGGTATGTCTTGACGTGACTTTATAAAAAAGTTATTTTAAACAAGCCCCTAGTAATTAATTTTATTAGGGGCTTTTTTTGTCGGTGAAGTGTTACGGTAGCACGTCAGTCTCCAAAACTGAAAGCCGGGGTTCGACTCCCTGCACCGATGCCAATTATTGGGGTGTAGCCAAGTGGTAAGGCAACTGGTTTTGATCCAGTGTACCGTAGGTTCGAATCCTACCACCCCAGCCAACACTAAGTGGCAGAGTGGCTATGCAACGGACTGCAACTCCGTGTACGCCGGTTCGATTCCGGCCTTAGTGTCCAATTACTCCTATTTGATAAATACTATTGTCGATAGTGTGCCGCAAGGCGGACTTATGCTGTACCCACAGCGTAGCTCATAGAACGGGCATTGGACTACTTTTTATAGGAGAAAACAAATGGGAAGACCACTAAACAAAAGATTATTCGGAACACCAACAGCTGGTGGAAACGAAATCAAAGTAAACTTTCATAATGGCACAGCCGTTAAAGAAGGTTATATCGTAAAGCAAAAATCATCAAAGAAATTTGTATGTGAAGAAATTGGCACATCGGGTGAATTTACTTGTGTACTAACAACTGGTAAACTACCAGCGGCATTAGCAGCAGGCGAAATGGCTATTTCATTTAATATGGATGATTCAGAAACATACACAGTAAGTAAAATTTCTGGACGTAAAGCAACATTATCATCACCTAGTGCAACAGGATCAAATGCTTATGACGGTAAAAGTGTAGCTTGGAACTTTAGTACATCTACTTCAGATGGTGCTGCACAAGTTGAAGAAGCTGGTGATGATAACACATTACTTGGTACTGATGACGACGACTTCACAGAAGACGCATAAGGAATAACTTAATGAAACGCCCGATTAATGTATTTTGGAATTTTTTAAAGAATCTAAAAGATTTGGTAGTTTCAATTAAAATTGGTAGCTCTAAGGCTGATGCTTATGGCACAGTCTTAGAGCAACTTAGTGAAAACGAATTTAAAGTTGAAGATAATTTAGGAAATCAAGGAGTGTGTAAACTAGTTAACAAAAATATAAATCAGCTCGATAACAACGAAATGTCTATAGCAGGATTTATACTACAAAGTTCAACATTTGTTTACATATCAACAGTTATTAACAAAGTAATGATAGACTTTAATAATAATGAATATAATTGGAATATAGAGCACGATTCAACAGCTAATATATTAGTTATTAATAGGACAGTAAATGGCTAAAATAGTAAGAACAACAGATAATGATTATAGAATAATTGTAGCTAACGCAGGTACAATTTATCTTGATACTACCGGAGCAACAAACGATGGCTCTGGATCAGTTGTAGTTAAAGGTGACCTTGAAGTTAGAGGTGATACTACTACAATTAGTTCTACAATATCAACTATATCTGATAATATACTTTTATTAAGTGAAGGTACACCCGGACCGGGATTACCCGCTACACTTGATAGACCATATTCAAGTGGTATAGAAATTAGCAGAGGTGAAGAAAACGGAAATGCCGTTGGTAATGCTAGATGGGTATATGACGATAGTATATCTTGGGCATTAGGTGGAAATTCTGGATCGGGGTCTTGGGTAGCAACTCAAGGAGATTTAGGATTTGAAACTGTATTACCATTAACAACTAATGGAATTATTGCAGCAGGAAGTTTGTATATTACGGTTACAGGCATAGCAGGAACTATATCAGTAACAGGCACAAACGACTACGAAGAAAGAATTTGGAATTATGTAAACGGAGTAATTACTCCAGACGCTGTCACTGGAAATATTTCTAAAGATGATGATAATATTCCTAATTCAAAAGCTGTACAAGATCTAATTGATTACAGTATTGAAACTGTAGAAATTGATAAAATTGCAGAAGATAATTCAAGTATTACTATTAACGATAAAAATAACGTTATTAGTTTAATATACGAGATAGGATCTAGTACTATTATACAAACTGTTGGAACACACGGTTATGAACTTAATGACACTATTACAATTACTGGAGTACAAGCGTCACCAAGTGATGCACTTATTACTGGACTTAACGGCGTACATACAGTAACAGATGTTCCGGCATCAAATAGAATTCAAATTAATAAATCAACAACCGGCGGCGATGCTGCTAATTATGTAACAAATTCCGGTAGAGCTAGAACTGATCCAAATATTGATCCTAGCAGAATTATTGTTAATGTTGATGGGAATGAAATTGTTAACTTTTATTCTAACCGTATAGAATTATCAGATATACAAATACTTGGTACAGAAATATCTACATACAACAGTAACGATGATCTTATACTATCAGCACCAGGTTCTGGTGTAGTAAGAGTTAAAGACACATTTGAGTTAACAAAAACGCCTGGGGACGATGAAGGTTCTGTATTCGATCCATTAGCACCAGTTGATGGAATTAAGATATATAGTAAAGTATCAGACACAGGAGCAACAGGCTTATATTTTGTTAATGAGAATAATAACAGAGACGAAATTATAAGTAAAAATAGGGCATTACTATTTGGAATGCTATTTTAAGGAAAAGACATGGCAATTAAACAAGCACAATTAACAACCACACAATTAGATCTGCTAACAGTGCCAGTAGACTCAACACAAGCAATTACAAATATTGTTGTATGCAACACATTCAGTCCTTTTGGTTCAAGTCCAGAAACTAGAGAAGCTGCGTTTACAATGTATATTGTTAAAGCTGCAGACGCAAATACACCAGGCACAATTGGAGCCGCATCAACTGTTGTAAAAGACTTAATACTTCCAGCAGGAGAAACTTTTACGTTCGACTCGGAGCGTATAGTGTTAGAGTCAAGTGATATGATTAGTTTTGAATCACAACTTACCTCAGGACCGGGTGCAACAGATTTATCTGCTACAATAAGTTATTTGGAAGTATAACAAATGAGATTACTAAAAGCTCAAAATACAAACTTAAGAAACATTTACGGTAAAGGCGTTAAGTACGATACCAATGGACAAGTAATTGTTGATAGTAATAATGTAATGCTTGTTCCTAAAGGAACAACAGCAGAGCGTCCATCTAATCCAACAAGTGGACATTTACGTTATAATACTACAGTTAATGAATTAGAAATATATTCTGAAAGTGAATGGAGAAGTGTTAGATATAAAGAACCTAATAACGATCCAGGAATAATACAACAAGAATTAGGACTAGGCGATGATACAGAAGTTTTCTTTGGGCCATTAGATAGTCAAGATCCAAATACAGATTACACAGTGCCAGCGGCAGCACAAAATATATTTGTTTATGTAGACAATGTATGGCAACGTGCAGGAGTAGGTAACAACTACGTTTTAACACAAAATCCAGCAGGCAAAGCAGCAGGAACATATATTGAATTTTCTTCTGCTCCACCATCTGCAGGTGCCGGCGGCGACCCTGTAAAGGTAACAGCACTACATAATTTCGACAAGTAAATTCAATAAATACTGTGTCAAGGAGAACAAACAGTGACACAAGTAGGTAGAATATCCGGTCCATTATTGCAAGAAAATTTACTACGTAACGGTAGTAACTTAACATTTCGCAACGATTTAAATACTACACAATTATTATTATTAGATGTTACTACAGGTAAAATTGGAGTTAATACATCTACAACTAGTTTTGATCTAGATGTATTAGGAACAACACAAACTACTAATCTAATAACACCTAATACTATTACCCCAGTATTTACAATTTCTGATTCTACATTTAATGCTATTGGAAATATAAATTTAAATGCAGGCGAAGCTATTGTTATGGCTAATATGGAAAACGGTACGATTCGTATTAGTGACAATATCATTAGCACAATTAATTCAAATGCAAATATTGATATAACTCCAAATGGCACAGGCACAACTGAAATAATAAACGACCTAAACATCTACGGAAACTTAGATGCAACAGGTAGCATTACATTTGGCGGCAATATAACCGTAGGTGATAATCAAGGTAACGATAAAGTAATTTTTCAAACTGATATTGACACCGATATTATACCAGATCAAACAAATGCGTTTGGTCTAGGAACGCCTGAAAAAAGATGGGACGCTTTGTACACGTATCTTATCAATG